CAGCACTGATCCGGCAGCCGAGGCCCTCTCCCAGCTCCTGAAGAAGAAGGTCCCCTGCGGGCTCGCACTCCTGCCGGCAGGGACCGACTACCTCAGGGTAACAAGTATCGAAGATGCCGGGGCAGACCCGGATGTGAACGCTGAAGCGAAGGTCTACATGCGACACCGGGACTTCAGGATTGCTTATGCTTACTAGAAGGTGATTGAAACGACAGAACAGAAAACAGTTGAGCAGCACGTTTCCGTGATCCGGAACACCACGCTGATCGGGGAACTGGTCGATGTGACCGTTCCGACCCCCACGGTTGGGGAAATCGATGCAACGAGCTACGACAGCCCGGATATGATCGAGCAGGTCATTGCCGGTTGGATCAAGATGGGAGAAGCGAAGTTCACGCTGAACTATCTCGCTATCACGGCGCATGATGATCTCCTTGAAGATGTGTACGACCGTGCAACCGATCTCTGGACGTTCGTGCTCCCGACAGCCGGAAGGTCAATCTCATTCTCCGGGTTTATCAAGAGCTCCGAGGAAAAGATCCCTCTGAAGGAGGGGCACCAGATCACCGTCACCGTCACCCCGCAGACCAAGGTAACCCGGGTCAGCACCGTGTCGGGCGGCCTGACAACTCCCTGGATCACGTTCAAGAACCAGGCGGACGAGTCGATCACGAACTTCACCCCGACCGCAGGTGCCGGCATTGATGAGTACTTCGTGACGAGCTTCAGCGATGACACGGGCATCAAGATCACCCCGACCGCAGCTGCCGGCACGATCTACGTGAACGGCACGATCGTTGTCTCAGGTGCGGCGTCCGCCGCAATCACCATCGGCACGGCAACCGGCAGCATCACCAACATTCCGATCGTGGTCTGGGAGTCAGCCAAGGTCCCGAAGGTGTACTGGGTCCGGGTCACGCACGGCACGGTCGCCAGCCCGACATAATCCGGAGTGGGTACTGAGTGACCGAAGACGCACTGCCGATTGAGATCGACGGCCATACCTATCTTTTCCGGCTGCAGGATGAAGACCTGAGGGAGATCGAGCGGTCGCTGTCGATGTTCGTAGCATTCCATGCGCAGAACATGACGTACGAGAACGCCGCGAAGTTCCTGCACCGGGGGCTCAGGAAGAGATCGAAGGACGGCAAAGAACTGGTCTACATCTTCCCGCAAGATGAGACCGGCCTCGAACCCGCATTCCAGTACGTGAAGAAGTTCTGCCGGGTCTTCCCGGGCACCACCGGGATCCTGATGCTCTACGGATACTACAACAAGGCCCTGATTGCGCAGGAGTGGCGGGGCGATCCGGAAAAGGAGAGGTCAGACGATGAACAGCCGGCACCGGAAGCCAAGCCGGCGGACGGCGAACTCCCAAAAAACTCAGCGAAGCCTACGAGCGGGCTAATGAAGAAACTGCGCTCGGTCTTTGCGGACTGACACTGGAACAGTTCCGGCGGATGACTCCGGGCGAGTATTTCGCCAAGGCACGGGGGTGTATTGCAGAGGTGAAGCGCATCCGCGATCAGGATGATGCCCTGAACGCGGCAGTAATCGCCCACATCAGGGCGTGCGCAGGGGATAAAGAAGCGAATCCGGAGAAGTTCATGATCTTCAGGGAGAGAAAAGCGAAGAAGGCACGATCTGAGGCGGAACTGGAGCGTAAGCTGATGCGGATCGGCAGGGGACGGAACGATGGCTGACGACGGCCTGCTGACATACTTCGCCAAATTCGGACTAGATGCATCTGAGTTCCTGGGCGGGCTGGAAAAATCTTCCGGCGGGATCCTCAAGTTCTACCGCGACGTGTCGGTGAGCCTCGGCGCTACCATGTTTGTCTTCGACAAGCTGATGGCATACGGGCAGCAGTTCATCCAGCTCGCAAATCAGGCATCGCAGTTCATCAGTACCATCGACAAGCTGAGTGTCACCACCGGCATGACGAACGAGGAACTCCAGCGGATGAGTAATGTCGCCCGTTACGCGGACAGCGATATCTCCAGTCTCGCAACAATGGTCAACAAGCTCCAGCTCAACCTCCGTGACCAGGGGGAGCAGGGAGAGAAGGCCCGCAAGGTCCTGGACGCGATGGGCGTCAGTTACCGAAACGCTGACGGCAGCCTGAAATCCGCAACCGAGATCTTCCCTCAGATGATCGACGGCCTCGGCAAACTCTCCTCATCCGCCGATCGTGTAACCGCCTCCAATATCCTCGTGGGCAAGGGGTATCAGGAACTCTCAGGATACATCGCGCTCGGGAAAGACGGGATTGAGCAGTACTACAACACCGCCAACACGCTCACCGATGAGCAACAGCGGAAACTCCGCGAATATGAAGGAGCATGTAAAGACCTCGATGCGACCCTGCAGAACATCAATTATACTGTAGGCTCCGAGCTTGCCCCGTCATTCTCAGAATGGACTGATCTCATGAACGATGTCGCGGGATCGACAGAGATCGAGGAGTTCTTCGGAACGCTGAATGATTTCTTAACACTCTCGGCACGCGGCTTCCACATCATGGGGGCCGAAGCAGAGGTGGCATGGAAGTTAGTCCATGGGGATGTGGCAGGGGCTTCTGAGAGTCAGAGGGATCTCTATGCGTGGATTGCTTCCAAACAGCGAGAGGACGCCCTGGATGCTTCCGGGTATTCGGAGGGGATGATCTGGGATGCCACAGCCGGGAAATGGGTTAAACCAACCTCAGGTAGTAAAGGCTCGTCTTTGCCCGCAGACCTTGGCAGTTCGTCATCAAAAACCGGGCTCGATGCTTTCCAGATCCGCGACATGCAACTCGACTATGAGAAGATGTCGAAGATCACCATCCCGGGCCAGCAGAAGGAACTCAAGGATCTGCAGAAGCAGTACCGGGAAATGGGCGATCGTGGCTCTGATGCCGCGAAGAAGATCAAAACCCAGATTGATGAGCTGACAATCTCAATTCAGAAAAACCAGAATCAGCTCGCAGAGTGGGAGAGCAAACTCACCGGAGAGGGCGCAGCGATTACGGCAGCGGGCGGCCCGACCTACAACTCCATGTTCGCCAGCTCCCTCCAGACCGGCGGCCTCGGTCCCGATTGGGCCGGGTATTCCGACCTTGCCGGGATGTCGGAGGCTGAACTCCAGGAGATCGCAAAAGGCGGGCTCGGGAAGTCAAAGGGCATGGCGGAGAAAGCCCAGCAGTACCTTTCGATGATGAAATCCGGGAAGGTGCCCGGCGCCGGTACAGCATCCGCCACCGGTAAAGCAACCGCAACCCCCGGCTCCGCCGACCAGACTGCCGATCTCAAGGGAAATCTCAGCACGCAGAAAGACTTGTGGACTGATCTTTTCGATCATGTCAAAACCGGATGGGAAGGTGTCGGGATCTCTCATCTCAAAACAAGCGAGATGATGAATTTAACCTCCCTGATCCGCTCACAGGCCGAACTCGATTACATGGCCGCGTGCATCAATTTTGCAGGAGAGAACCCCATTATCCAGAATAAGGTTATCATGTCAGCGGACGGCCCCGACTGGACCCCCCCGACGTTCACACCGGTGGAAGCCCCGACGCTTGCAGCAGCCGATTTCTCCTCTGTGCAATTCTCCGGGAGCAACAAGAAGTCCGGAGGATCGGAGAATGGGCAGGCCAAAGTTGACGTCACCCTGAATGTGAAAAACGAGCAGGGGATCAGCACCAAACTCGTCAGCGCAACGAACGAGAGCCTCGGGACCACCGCGATCACCAGGGGGATGTAGCGATGATCGTCTCATGGATCCCGGGTAATGGCGGCACGGAGATCGTCTTCTCGTCACCAACCTACACGGCAGCACAGCCGGATGTGCTCGGGAACATCCCGGCAAACCACATAACCGACCGGGTGCCTGAGCAGGATGGGGAAACCGTTCTCGCATCTCCCCTGGATGCACGGGACCCGGTAACGATCTCGTTCATCGCGAATGCAGCTTCCGCTTCAGCACTCGCGACCCTGCTACGCACGATCTCCCGGGCATTCTCCCCAGCATCGGGAGCGGGCACGCTCAAGGTCGTGCTCGATGACGCAGAGACGTTCTTTCTGGACTGCAAGATCAAGCGGGGCTCGCCACAGTACCCTGCCGACAAGGACAGCCGGTCCTCCACAGGCCCCGGGCTGGACAACTACTGGCAGCGATTCACCATCTCTCTCATTGCCCACTCCCCGGCATGGTACACGGCGGAACAATCGCAGACCTTCGTTGCGAGGACGGGGTGGAGCTACCCGATCGTGTACCCGCGGACGTACGGGACATACTCCGATACTAACAACATCCTGAACGATGGGGACCTCGACTGCCCGTTCCGGCTCCAGATCGACGGGCCGATGGTCAACCCCACCATCACGAACCTCACGACCGGGGAATACATCGAGATTACCAAGACGCTGACTTCGGGGCAGAGGCTCTATATCGAGACCACATTCGGGGATATCACCTGCGAGATCCG